TATTCGAAAACGGTGATAAAGTGCCTTCAATTAAAAATACTGCTTTATTATTTAATGGTAATTTAAAACATATGGCAGTATTACAGACAGACAAAAAAGCAAGAATAAATATAAATATTAATTACATATGAGACTAATTCAACCTTTTCAATACATAGTTGGAGTAACGAGTTTAGAAGATGTTGACTGTGATCAATTTAATAAATTTGCAAAAGAAATATTTGAAAAAAACCCTTCTGTTATTAGTAGTAACTCTGGGGGTTATCAAAGTCCTGATTTATTAAGTATACCTCAAATACAAGAACTATCAGAAAGGTTGCAAAAAGCTATAAGATCCTACACTGGGTATTTTCAATTTAAAAATAAACTTAAAGTAACTAATTTATGGTTAAATGTGAACAGCACAAAAGATAGTAATGTTTTACACGATCACCCACAATGTAAACTATCTGGTGTATTCTATACAAACGCCCCTGAAAATTGTGGAGATTTAATTTTTTCAAACCCTTCTGAAACTCAACATTTTTTTAAAGATGAAGATTTAATAGAATTCAATGACTTTAATTGTGGTAAACATACAATAAAACCCGCTAATAAAATGGTGGTTATTTTTCCCTCTTATTTAAAACATGAAGTAGGACCAAATTTAAATAAAAATAAAAGAATATCTTTCTCTTTTAATTTAAATTAATGAATATCTTATCGATATACGCTTCACATGATGGATCTGTAACATACGTAAAAAACAATGAAATCGTATTTCATACACAAATAGATCGATATAATCGTTTTAAACATTACTCTTTTCCAGTTAAAAATTTAATTCAAGAATTAGAAAAATTAGAAATAGATAAAATAATTATATCTCACTCTCATCATAATGCGATGGGTATGTGGGATGATTTAATTAATAATAGTAACAAGTTAAAAAACATAGAGATTCACTACTATGGTGAAGAACATCATCATTTATTTCATGCTTATTGTGCTTTAACTTGGAATAAAAATATAAAAAATATTTTAGTTTGTGATGGAACAGGATCTAAATATAAAGAAATAATAGAAAGAGAAAGTCTGTTTAACTTTGGTAAAAGAATAAGAACAGAATCAAATAAAATAGGTCTTGCCTATGAACATTTTACGGGATGTTTTTTTGAACATCCATTAGAATGTGGAAAAACTATGGCATGGAGTTTACATGACAGCAGACCAAAAGTAATACAACTTAAGTTTGAGCACGATATGAATCTGTTAATTAACAAATGGAATATAACAGAGTCAGTTTTGTTTACGGGAGGTTGTGCTCAAAACGTTTTATATAATTCAAAACTAATACCTAAGTTTGATACAGTATTTTGTGACCCATTTAATGGAGACTTTGGATTAAGTTTAGGAGCAGCTAATTATTTTTTAGATAATAAAATAATAAACAAAGAAATATATTTGGGAATACCGCAAGAAATAGATACAAGTGTTTTTTTAAAATACAAAATTATAGATGCAGGTCCAGACGAAATATCAAAAATTTTATTAGAAGAACCTGTAGCCATATTTCAATCTAGAAGCGAACAAGGGCAAAGAGGTTTGGGTAATCGATCTTTGCTTATGAGTCCTCTACACAAACAAGCTCACGATAAATTAAACGAGATAAAAAAAAGAGAGTGGTTTAGACCTTTTGCTTGTTCTATACTAGAAGAAAAAGCAGATGAATGGTTTGATATGACAATAAAAAACTCTCCACATATGATGTATGTTTTTAATTTAAAAAAACAAAAAGAGGGTATTTTAAAAGCAGGTTTGGCGATAGACAAAAAGTCTAGAATACAAACAGTTGCAAAACAAGATAACTTGTATTACTATAATTTATTAAAATCGTTTGAAAAACTAACAAACATTCCAGTTTTATTAAACACCAGTTTAAATTTACCTGGGGAAGTTTTGGTAGAAACAATAGAAGATATGAAAGAATTTTTTATAAAAAGCAATTTAAACTATATTTATTTTCCAGAGGTGAATAAATTAATAAAGAAATGAATTTAAAATATTTTTATTATTGTTATCCTAATGGAGTTCCCGATCATATCTGTGATGAGATTATAAAATTTGCAAAAAGCAAAGATGACACTGTAGCTAGAACAGGTTGGCAAGGAGACACCAAAAAAAAATTAAAAGATTTTACTGAAAAAGAAATAAAAGATTTAAAAGCTTTAAGAAACTCAAACATAGTTTGGTTAAACGAAACTTGGATTTATAGACACGTTCAACCTTTTGTCCACATGGCAAACGTTGAAGCAGAGTGGAACTATGATTGGGATTGGTCTGAAGAAATACAATTTACAAAATATAAAGAGGGTCAGTTTTATGATTGGCATATGGATTCTTTTGATAGGCCATATAATAAACCTAACGAACAAAATAGTCACGGTAAGATAAGAAAACTTTCAGTAACGGTGCAACTATCTAACGGAGACGACTACGAAGGAGGAGAATTAGAATTTCAACCTAGACTATCCGATAAATCTCCTTTAGAAACATTTATACCTGAAAAATCTTTTGAAAAAGGAACTGTGATTGTTTTTCCATCTCACATACATCATAGGGTACGACCTGTTACAAAAGGAGTTAGGTATTCTTTAGTGATGTGGAATTTAGGTAAACCATTTAAATAGGAGAAAATATGTTTAAAGAAAAAAATTATGTAGTTATTAAAAATGCAATATCTAAAGATAAAGCTGATTTTTTATTTAGATATTTTAAATTAAAAAGAGAAGTTGCAAAAACAATGTTTGCAAGAAAGTGGTTGTCTCCTTATTCAACAGAATGGGGACAATGGAATTGTCCACAAATTCCTAACACTTATGTTATGTATGGAGATGTAGCTTTTGATTGTTTACTAGAAGAACTAAGATCTGTTGTATCAAAATATACTGAATTAGATCTTGTAGAACAATACAGTTTTGCAAGGCTGTATAAAAAAGGCGATGAATTAAAAAGACATAAAGATAGGTATTCATGTGAAATATCTACAACATTAAATTTAGGTGGTGATCTTTGGCCTATCTTTATTGAACCCGATTCAACAAAAGGCATAAAGGATCCAAATGGTTATAAATCAGAGTTCACTAAAGGAGTACAAATAGATCTAGAACCTGGAGACATGGTTGTTTATAATGGTGTTGACTTAGAACATTGGCGAGAACCGTTTGACGGGGAGATATGTGGGCAAGTATTTTTTCATTATAATACTTCAGATCATGCACAAGAACATGATAATAGATATGATGGAAGACCACATTTAGGATTACCTGATAATTTTGTTAATAAAAGATTATACAAATTTCCAGATGGTAAAGTTAAAGAATTAGATAATGAAGAGCTAAAAAAAATTAGACATGATGATAATAAAAGACAAATGGAAGCAAATAAAAAGTGAGGATAATAAAACTTTTTCCAAAAACAATCTACATAAATACAATAGAAGAAGACACTGTTCTTGATATTAATCGTATACTAGGTCTACAAAAAACTTTACCCTCATCACAATATTACGTGGAAAGACATAAAGACGATCTAAACAGAATGAATACTACTTCTGTGGATAAACAGCTACTAAAAAATTTTCCAAACTTAACTAAGTTAATTATGAAAGAGTTTAATTATTTTAAAAATGAAATATTAAAATATACTTATAATGATTTTAAAATAACCACGTCTTGGCTATCCAAAAGCGTAAAAGGACAATCTTCACATTTTCATAATCATCACAATTGTATGTATAGTGGAGTATATTATCCTCAAATTGATAAAGATTGTGGTGGTATTTCTTTTGAAGATTTTTCAGATAAAAGATTTGTTCTAAAAGTAGAAAGCGATAATGAGTACAATATGAATGAAATTACTATTAATCCAAAGGTAAATACGGTAATATTTTTTCCTAGCGAATTGCACCATAAAGTGCTATTAAATCATAATGCAAATATAATAAGGTATTGCATAGCCTTTAACTTAATTCCTGTGGGAGATTTAGGTCAAGACGATTCGTTTGCCAAACTTTCATAGGTCTGATAAAACGACTTATTATGTTACAAAAAATAGGATTTCAGCCAGGTATCAATAAACAAATCTCAGAAACCACAGCAGAGGGTCAATGGGTAGATTGTGATAATGTAAGATTTAGGTATGGAACACCTGAAAAAATGGGTGGGTGGAATCAATTAGGTACCGTAAATCAAAACGAATTAACAGGTGCAGGCAGAGGACTTCATCATTTTGTTAGTTCAACATCTATTAAATTCTCTATTATAGGGACTAATAGAATATTATATGCATTTTCTGGAGGTGTATTTTATGACATTCACCCCATTCAAACAACAACAACTTTAACTAATGCTTTCACCACGTCAAATGGATCACCTACTGTAACACTAACTTTTGCTAGTGCACATAACATGACACCTGGAGATATCATGTTATTAGATAGTTTTACTACGATAACTAATTCTGATTTTGGTGCATCTGATTTTGATGATAAAAAATTTATGGTGGTTACAACACCAACAAATACAACTCTTACAATTACAATGCCATCAAACGAAACAGGGTCTGGTGCAACAACATCTGGTGGAATTAGAGTTCAAAAATATTATACGGTTGGACCAGCTGTACAAGCAAAAGGTTTTGGTTGGTCACTAGGATCTTGGGGTGGTGAAGATACATCAGCAGTAACAACAACTTTAAACGGTGCATTATTAAATGATACTGCAGGAACAGGTGGATCGGGAACTTCTATAACTTTAGCAGATGCTTCACAGTTTCCAAGTTCAGGAACTAACTTTATACAAGTTGGCACTGAAGAGATTTCTTATACAGGTGTCTCTGGAAATAATTTAACAGGTATCACTAGAGCAGTAAGAAACTCTACAAGAGCTGCACACTCTGATGGAGCTACAGTAACCAACTCATCAGATTATGTAGCATGGGGTGAAGCCGCATCTGGTGACTTAGTATTAGAACCTGGTATGTGGTCACTTGATAATTTTGGTGATAAAGCAATTTGTTTAATTCATGATGGACCTTGTTTTGAATGGGACTCTTCTCTATCAAATGCAACATCAACAAGAGCAACAATTATATCTGGTGCACCAACTGCATCAAGACACATGGTTGTTTCTACGCCAGATCGTCACTTAGTTTTTTACGGAACAGAAACAACTATTGGTTCACCAGGCACACAAGACGATATGTTTATTAGATTCTCTGATCAGGAGGATATAAATACATATACACCCACAGCAACCAATACAGCTGGTACACAAAGACTGGCTGACGGATCACAGATCAGAGGAGCGATCAGAGGTCGTGATGCAATCTATGTTTGGACTGACACAGCATTATT